CACTGGCTACCATAGGCCAGTTGACCTCACCCATGACCGCTGCCGAGCCGATGGTTGCGACAAATGTCTGCGCCATGGTCTTAATGGCTCTCCTGCCCGCTGCGTGGATCCACTGTCGGGTATCCACATCAGCCCTAAATACACAGTTCTTAAGCATATATCTTCACCTCCCTTCAATGGATTGTTTGCGACAAAATTAAAATAAGCCCGGTTGCCAGTGATCCGGCAAGCGCGCTTACTATCGCTGTGATTACTGTTTTTTTAATGTCCTTGTAGGTGTTGCCCGGTTCCCGTTCCAGGGCGTCCAGACGCTTACTCTGGTTGTCCAGGCGTTTTCCCTGCTCTTTCTGCTCTTGCAACATCTGTTCCATATCTTTTGCAAGGCCGTGTATGGACAGTACCAGATCCTGGATCACCTTACTCATATCCTCCAGCAGCTCAATGCGCCGGTTCTGGCGCTGATCCTCGTCACGGATGCGGGCCAGCTCTGCTTTTGTTAAATCATCCATCATCTGGCTCCTTTACTGGTTTTGTAATCATTTGAATCATCTCCTTTCGCAATAGTCGTGAACCAGTAATTATAATATTATTTCCTCAATAAAACTGGGGGATGTATCTATAGCTAATGGTTTTTCATTTTCTATAAATAGAAATGTAACATTTACACCGCAAATCTCGTTTCCATACGCTGCCAATGGTTGGAGAGGTTCTATTACTCGTATTTATATAGCTTAATTTATTCCAATCTAATGCGGGTAATATATGTCCCCTTGGCAATATAACCAATACTGATATAATATTTATTGGCTTCAAAAGTAGTGAGTTGTGAAATGTCAAGTTGAAAATTTCCAATAGAGGCTCCATATCCTCCATCCCACTTAACTTTTGCAATCTCCTCATCACTATTATACGTCTTATATCGACAAAGACTGATCCATGACGGAGGGATGCCATTATCAGGATCATTTTTCCAATATCTAAGAAATTGTCCTTCAAAAATCAACTTACTATAACTTCGTACATCAATCGTGTTTGGGAAAACAATAGCTCTATGGTTCCATGTTGAGTAGTCGCCTTTCATAAGTAGTCTGGTATTCTCTTGCGCAAACAAGTTGATTTGCAATCCCCCAACATTTACACCGTTATAATATAGATCCTGAGGCGTTGGTACCCACCCCTCAAAACTTCCGATAATACCCATTATCGATTCGCCTTTTTTGATCTTCGCCGCTGCAATCCCTGCCATGTTGCGGATATCCTCCCATGACAGGAACACATTGGCGTTCTCGTTGTAATATCCGCTAGGAACCTTGACCCACATCCGCTGATTGCCTGCATCATTGCCTTTGCTGTTGCCCCAACCATTGTAATCGCCACGGTTGGGCATGGTTCCAGTATATTCCTTGCCATCGTTGTTTGTAAATGTCTTGCCTGCTAGAACATCCGACGGCACCGCATTGCCGCTTCCCAGGACAATCTTTCCGACGTTGGCTGCCATCTCCCCGAATGTTGCGGTTGCCGCTGTAGGTACCCGTTTCGCAGTGATGGCTGCGGCAACCTGTGCTTTTCCATCACTGACAGATTTTTTTAGGTCTACCATATCCTCTGACAGACCGTTTACTGCCTCGTTGGTGGCGTTAATCTCCTTAGCTCCAAACTTATCTCCCTGACGGGTATACTCGGTTTCGTCTACCGGAGTCACCGTCCCATCCCCGTTTTCATTCAGGCGAATCTTTTTCTGTTCAAAAAGAGCATCCACAAAATCTGTTTTTAAAGCCATGTATTTACATCTCCTCCCAATGTCATTTCCAAGGTTGGCCGGCTGTCCATGCCTGAGTGGATATTTAGGTATATTTTTAGGCAGGCACTTTCAATCCGGTTCAGCTCCTCCCAGCCAATAAATGGCTGATTCTCACTGTATGTCCGTTTTTCTCCAATCTCAAAGGGATATGTACCGGTGCAAATGTACTCCAGATTATCCTCAAACCGGTTAATCTCATCTGCATAAAATCCATAGTCCTGATAGGTCTTGTCCTGCCCCATATCCTCAAAATCAAACTCCGGCCAGAGTTCCAAGGCCATGTTCCGGATCTCATTAAGATTGCCCTTAATCCGGTTGTAATCCTGGATATTAAAAAAATCACTTGCCCGCCAGTCTGTTTTTGGCTGTTGCCACATAGCTCATATCCCTCCTTGCCTTGATCGTTCCGGATAGTGCCCCATTATATTTCAACGTGTGGTCTGTCACGCGGATCAGAAGGTCCGGCACATACTTATTTTCCAAAAATGCAATGTCATTGGCGTCTATCCTCGGTTCTCCCCGATATTGCAGGTTATATTCCCGATCAGCCTTAAGATAATCACCAATCCAGTCCGCCAGATCAGCAGCATGGACTACATCCGATACCAACGGATTCTCCCATGTTTCCGTGCTTCCTGTGGGATTAATCTGGCGGCTGACCTTGGCTTGTGTTACCACATATTCCTTGCCACTTATTACAACCTCTGCCGCTCCTGTAACTCCTGTAAGAGCCACAGTTGCATAGTAAGCACTGCTTTCTATAATCGTTACTTCTTGCCCTTCTTGCGGCTCTGTGAGGGATGCTGATAATCCATAGGACGAGTTAGAAAAATAGAAAGTATACTGGTTATCCTGCGCTGTCAGGCTGATCGTTTCCCGGATCAGCTCCTGTACCTCGCCATCACCTTGGCTGTACAGAGTACGCAATACCTGCAACTCTTTCACACGGGGCAACTTGGTGCCTTCCGGCGTTTTCGTCAGCTCTACACCATACTCCAATACATAATCTGTGCTGTCCCCGAAAGCGATCTGATCCAGGATCACACGGTTATTAGGTGCCCCCTTCGTGAACTCAATCACCAGCTGGTCGAACTCCGGGAACTCATGGCTGATTACTGCTGTCTGTTCCAAATCTCTGACTTCGTAATCTTCCTGAAGTTCTCCGCTGTTGTATGAATGGAATATAGCAGTCTCCGGCCAGTTGCGTCCAAACATCAGCGTAACGCCAAAACACTTATATGCCGCTTCCATCGTAAGGGTAACGGTTGGGTTATTCTGAAAGGTTCCTTTTTCATCCGCTGCCCGATCAGAGACATATCCGGTATTAAGGTACGTTCCTCCATCAGACTGCCGTGGGAGGAAATACACTGCGCCGCCCGCCGTAGAATAATCCCGCCCTGTCAGTGCATACTCATCACGGGGGCCTGCATCCTTGCTTAATATCGTACTGGCATGGGAAAAATACGCCTCATCCTCTGATGATGCGGACATCTCCGGCACAAAGCTGGATTTCAGATATATTTTTCCTGTCCGATCCTGATACAGGATACATCGGCCCGCATTGGCGATCAGCTGGAGCGCTTCCTTGTGGGCTACAACCGGGATGGGATTCCTTACAATCACTGTTTTAAGATAGGTATCCACTCCATATTCCCTTGGATCCACTCCGGCGTCCGTGAATACATCAACCGCCAGATTATACAGACTAATCCCTTCCGGATGATACTGTCCCCGGTAATAGGTACCGTCCATGCTGTCAAACCAGTCGGATGCGCTCAGGTTCAATTTCTCATCATCCGCAGACCACTCTTTCAGTGCCAGATTAATACCTGGAATCCATTCTATAGTCCCGTCGTCCAATTCCTGCCCGTACAGCGCCTCTATATCTTGTCCCAACTCAAAAAAGTTAACGCTGCTCTCATCGTTCTCCACATCAAAAGCCCGATCCTTATTACTGACCGTCAAACTAAAATCAATTGTGGGTAATTCCTCCGATATAGGACTGATATGCTCTTTTTTCGTGGCTGACAGAATTTTGCGGCTGTCAAAGTAAATGCCAATCCCCATAGTGATCTGGTTGATCCGGAACCGGCTCTGCCCGTTAACCATCCGGGACGGAGAGAACCGCAGGAAGGTAGCCCCCTCGAAGATCTCCTCGGTCACATAATGGCCGTCTGTATTGTCTGTTATCTCTACTGTATGATGATCGGACACAATGGAAAAATCAACCGGATATGCTTTCCCAAATTCTACCGTCAATCCCTTAATATCATACTGAACCGGAAAACGGATCTCGATATCTCCCAGAAGCTTCTCCGTCACAAGTCCCTGATTGAGAACCACTGCATCTGCCTCATGGGGCAGGAAGTACATGGAGCCATCCACCTGCGTATAATCCTCATCACAGGTACCATACAACTCCTGTACCTTGTAATTGTCCATGGGTTTCTTAAGGTCGGAAAAATAAGTATACTGATCCGGATCTGGAATATATGCGGATGCCTGTGCCTCCTGATTGATAAGACCAATCGTAACACGCAGATGGGATAGAGGATTGCGCCATTTGCGGCGCATAACCTCTTTGTATTTGCTGCTTGCTGCCTGCATTATTCAATCACCCCGCAGTCTACCAGATTAACCTTGCAGTCCTTGTACATAGTCGGAAGCCCGTCTTCATCTTCTTCCCAGACCTTGGCCGTTCTATTTCCGGGATACATCCGCTCTGTTTTCCAGCCTCCTGTCTTCATATCCGGAAACTTGACAGTTACTACGAATTCGTCAAATTCCCGCAGGATACTTCCCCAAGTGGCAGCATCCAGATAAGACCACTGCAGGCCGTCTATCTTGTCCTGATCCCGTCCCACTCTCTGCCCTACAAACTCTCCCAGGGCGTTTTTGCCCTGGTTGACGTTGGTGGCAATGGTGAGACCCGGCCCCTGGTCATAAGAGGGGTATTTGTGCCCGTTGATATAGATTGCCATGCTGTTTCCTCCTTATGTTGGTCTGAGCTTGTAGCCGCTGCGCTTCTCCAGATCAGCCAGCTGCTTCTTGATTTCCCTGATATCCACATAGACGGTCAGATCCATCTGCTCAATTAACTCTATAATCTTTTGCAGCAGGTCTACCATAATAGCAAGGTACTGGTCGCTCATGCCACTGCTGTTGCGTGATACCATTGCAACCGCCCGGTCTACCATCTCCTGCATTTTATCCTCAGGTGCTACAATCTCGCCATAGTGCCGGTTGTCACCGATCATCGCAAGCTGCGGAGTATTGGCGCGGACAAAGCCGCCTTGTGCCAAGCGCGGAAGGCTGATGCTTGGGATATTAGGTATCTTAGGAACGAAATCTCCAGGCACTTTATCCGCTACCTCATTCACAGCATCGATCATGGCGTTAATAGCATCAATAACACGGTTTGCCATGCTCTCAACGCCGCTGATAATCATGTTGATGATACCCTTTATATCCGCCCAGATGCCATCCCATATTTCCTTTGTTTTGCTTCTCACAGTATCCCATATGCCCGTGATCGCATCCCGCATGGCTGTAAATTTCTCATCTACAGCCGTTTTGATGGTATCCCAAAGGGTGGACAGAGTGCTCTTGATTCCTTCCCATATTTCAGAGGTTGTGGATTTAATGTTTTCCCAGATTGTACTGATTGCATTTTTGATCGCAGTAAACAGGGTAGTTGCAAGGGATTTCAGCCAGTTCCAAATGGTGTTGAGCAGGGATTTTATGCCGTTCCAGATAGTGGTTGTAATGTTGGAGATATTCGTCCATACTACCTTTATGGTTGCGTATATCGTATTGACAGCTGCCGTAACAATACCTTTTAAAATCTCCCATATACCAAGGAAAATTTCCTTAATTCCTTCCCAGGCCATTGTCCAGTCTGCGGTGAATACGCCTACTACAAATTCAATGACTCCGCTTAACAGTGTGATAAGCCCTTCGATAATTGGAGTGACAACCTCAATAAATCCGAAAACGGCTTCCACAATCGTTTGTAAAGCGCCAGCAATTACAGGAGCCACATTGGCTATAAACCACTCAATAAACGGTTGCAAAGCACCTGTCCATAATTGAGTAATAGCATCCGCTACTTTTCCACCAAAATCCAGAAATTTATCAATGAGAGGGCTTAAATAATTGTCTTTGACTTCAACAAATTTATTCGATAAATTCTGTAATACTGGCAGAAAATACGCATTATAGACATTGAGCAGCAGAGTTCCTATCTCTGTAAATCCCTGCTTAAATGCTGCCATCGTGGGAGCTACATGACTATCATATGTGGCCCTGACTTTTTCAAACGTCTCAGAAATAAGGTCTTTTATTGCGGAAAATACAGGCTCTATTGCTCCAAACGTGTCCTCCAGCGTACCTCTGATGTAGTCCGCATTTTCCACGAATGGCGCCGCAATAATATCCAGAATATCCGCAGCAAATGTTCCTGCCAATTCCGAAACGCCCATAAAGGATTCCGAAAAAATCCCTATAACATCAGCAGTGATCTGCTTTGCGCTGTCACTTCGGAAAGCTGAGAAGATAGTATTAACAGCCTTGGAAAAATCACCTGCAATCTGAGCAACACGGGAACCGATATCAAACATAGATACCAGATATTCCCTGATCCGCTCTGCATTCTGCTGCAAATACAAACTGATGCCGCCCAGAAGATTGTCCGCTATGGTTGTGCCGATTCCGGCTACAGATCCGGCGATCTGACCCAGACTATAAGAAAACTGATCCGCAAAGGAATTTGCAGCTGTCAGCACATCTGGAGCCGTAAATATCTCCCCAAGGCTCTGCTTAATCCGATCAACCGATGCAAGGATGCTGTCAAATACTGATGTGTCCCCAAAGCCATCCCAAAAGCCCGCTGTAAACAGGTCTTTAAGCTCCTTAGCCCTGTCGATCAGCGCCTGGTACTTGCTGTCCATGGCATCCAGAGCAGATGTGCCAGCCGTCCCTATATCGAACTGGTCTACATCATATCCGCCTGCAGCTCCTCCGCCCGATCCACCTCCATCGGTTCCAGTGTCAGGGTTAATGATATTCAGCTCATCAATCCCTGTAGTGACACTCTTCATGTCCTTGGCAGCCTTCTTAGCAGCGCTTCCCGCTCCGCCTGCAGCTGCATTAGCCTTATCCGCAGACTGTGCCACATCTTCCATTCCTGCGGCCGCTGCACTGGTTCCACCGCCAGATGATCCCTTTCCGGTAATCATTTCCGTAAAGGCTTTGAAGGCATTAGCCAGGCTCATCAGCTTACTGATAATGGTATTGATTACCTTAATAACCGGGGTCAGGACATTAATCAATCCCTGTCCGATGGTGGCTTTCAACGAATCAAACTGGAGCTGTAAGACCCTTACCTGATTCGCCCATCCGTCAGAAGTCCGGATAAAATCACCAGAGGCGGCGGAAAGCTGATCCTGCACAAACTTATACCGCAGGGCCACCTTCTCCATCTCGGACATCTTCGCCGTGGTCTTGCTGTACCCATTCGCCAGAGCATAAGCATCAAGGGCACTCTGGGTCATAACCACGCCCAGATCCTTTAAGGTTTCTGTTTCGCCCGTAAATACCGATTTTAGTTTAGTGTAAGCTTCGTCCTGACTGATATTATAGAAAGAGGCCGCATCCCCCGCCAATCCGGTAAGGGTTGTAGCCATCTCATAAGCAGCCTGTTCACTGAATCCAAATGATTTTGCCATGGCTCCGGATGTACCGGCGAACTTCTTCGCCATGGTTTCGGACAAGCCAAAAGAAGCCGCTGCATTCTTGGCGAAATTATCCACCTGTTTGGACATCTGGGGAAACGTTACGTCCACCACGTTCTGGACTTCCTGGAGGTCAGATCCCAGGCGTAAGCAATCAGCTCCAAAGTCAATCAGTTTTTTTGCGGAAAACGCCGCACCTAAGGCAAACCCTATCTTTTTAAGCGCTGGCCCCAGTGCACCAGTAAGCTCTCCAGAGGTTTCTTTTGCCTGTGATCCGATACCTCGTACGCTCTTTTTAACCTTTTCGGAGGATGACTTGCTATTCCGTTCAATCTCTGACCATGCTTTTTTCATGGCTTCCGATTGGCTCATTCCCTGCTTCCGATAAATCCAGGCAACAGAGGAAGCCTTTGATTTTGCACTTTTTTCGCTATTCCTTAAAATAGCTTCTATTTTCTGTCGGGTTTCATCAGCGGAAGCATCCACTTTTCTGAAAGCTCCGGCCATCTCGTCGCATGACCTCTGGCATTTTTGTGCTGACTTTGAAAAGGCTTTTTCAAAATCCGCCTTTACTTTCCGAGATGTATTGTCTATTGCTGTCTTGATTTTTCCTAATTCCAGCGATATGTCAAAACTAATGGATGCATCAGCTGCCATATGTACCACCTGCCTCTATCTGTTACTCAGACATCGGCACATAATGGCACTACTTGTCCGGCTGTATATCTACCTCGAACTCCTTCTTGCAATCCCGGCCCTTACATCGTACAAAAATCCCTTTTGCACAGGCGTCAGGATCATAATAAATAGGCATCCGGTATCCGCAGTATGGACACCGGATCTGCTTTCTTACTTTTTCAATTTCCGCCACCTCCTACTAACCGCACATGGCTGCAAACATATTTTCCAGCTCTGCCATGCTCTGCTCAAAGGTTTTCTCGTCCATGGTTTCAGCCCCTCGGTTCCTCCATTCGTCATAGATCCGGCGCTGATCCTTTGAGAAGTGCTTGATAACATCCTTATCCGTTTCGGATCGGATTGCTACTACGCGCCCCAAAGCGGTCTCCGGAGATAAGCCGGCAATCAGCGCCTTAAATTCATCCCAGGATACCGATTCAAACTCTTTCGTCCTGATTCTTAACCCGTACTGCGACAGGAAACTGGATACAATCAGATCCCAGTCCTCAAACAGATCGTAGTACGGGTCACTGCTCTCCCGGCTTGCTGTCTTCTCCCAGAACCAGATTAAAGGCTTCCTGTACTACAATAATCAGGTCGTTAAAGCTTAACTTCAATTCCTTTTCGATCACATCCCTTGACGCCTGAGGAAAGACAAGCTCATAAGCGCCAATGATCTCTCCTGCTCCCGGATCATCATTGGACATAATTCCCATCACTTTAAGCATGGTTGGGGCATCTGTATTAACTTCTAATTCCCTCCCCCTGATCACAAGGCAGGGATTCTCGTTAAAGCTTAATTTTTCTGTAATATCTACTCTTCTTGACATTCTTTTTCTCTCCTTCTGTTCAGCCGCCAATTCCCGGAGCCGGTGTAAATTCCGGCTTGCCGTAACACGTTACCTCAAATTCAAGGGTATCAATATTCGTGGTATCCCCGCCTCCGGGAGTGGTTACGTTGACTACCACAGTGCATGCCAGCTTTGCACCAGATACCATGACCCACTCAAATTTCGTCATAACATCCTGCCCGAATTTCCATGCAAGCCCCGCAATATAGTCATTCCCAGGATCTCCCACGGATCTCTTGCCCTTAAAAGCAAATGACAGCTTCTTTCCTGTCATAGCCGACTTAGCCCAGCCTTTTGCATCCATGGCGTACCATTCCTCTACCGTTCCATCAATGGATGGAGCAAAATTTTCAAGGTCTGCCGGCATCACCATATCCTCATCCGAGCTGGTCATGCCTTTGGTCCCGAACTTAAATTCGTTATTATGTACCGGATAGACTTTAGCTTCTCCTGCCATCTCGTTTTCCTCGCTTTCTCTGATATACAAAATCCAACCAGATCACATACTCGTATACCCCGTTATCATCTGTACCTACCAGCTGTGGTTCTGGTACCTTAAGACTGATCTGGTTAACACGGGTATCGCCTATCATCGGGCTGGATACGTTTCTAAGTTTCTCAAATAATTCATAGGCCGCCTGTTCTGAGGCCCGTACATCCTTATCCCAGTGAATCAACAGGGATATGCGGCGAATATCATAGGAGCTGTACTGTGGGCCTCCCAGAGCCGTCACAGGCTGTCCAGAAGCTTTTCGGGGATATACGCCTATGGAATGCTCCCTCTTGTTGTCCATCTTGCCGATGTACTCCATGTTGTACTCCCCAAGACCGGCTATGTATCCTTTGATATCATCTAAGGTCAGCATCACACACCACCTGCCTTTTTATAATTCTCCTTAAAAGCTTTAGGAACAAAATCCGCCTTACTTCCTCCGGGCAGCCAATCTTCAAACCAATGTCCCTTTGCATTAGGGTTTTCATCTGTCTGGAAGTTGTATTCCGGATGGTAGTACAGCCTCCGGGCATATGGTGTGCTTGCTACCAGTGATACCTTCCCCTGAGAAGATTCGCTGTAATCCACAAAGGTAGCGTCTCCCTGCAAATGGCCTGTATCAAACGGCATGACCTGTGCCTGTATCACCTCTGTATGCAGGGCCTCCCCAGTCTTCTCCAAGGCTGTCACTGCCGCCTGTGTGAGCTCATTGATCCTCGCCATATTCAATTTGACGGAAGATTTCACCTGCATCAGATCACCTCCAGCCGGCAATAATTGACCGTCCCGTCCGGATTCCGAGCTTTACTTCCCCGATTGATCCGACGTACTTCACCGAACACCGTCACTGTACCACCGCTTAAGGAAGGCCAGTCCGGGGCGATATCCCCAGGAAACAGGGCTGTACCTGTGATCTGTACCAGCTTCTTTTCATCCGTCCACACCGTTTTAGCTCCGTCCTGAAAATTGCCCAGAAGGTCAAGATCCAGAACCTTTTCCGGCTGTCCGTATTCGTCTGTCCCCTCAGATTCCAGATGTACATGGATCTCCGTTTTACACAGCCGTTTCGGTACCAAACAAGGGTATTTCATATAATCACCTCAATCCCCGGCAGCATAGTCCTGTCTGGCGCAGCAGAGCATACACATCTCTCTTCATAGCAACTCCCTGTTCCGTATACACATTCCAGGAGCTGCCAAATTGAGCAGATACGCCGTTGATACTGTAGCTTTGCAGGATCGTGCTGATCTCGTCCGCATTTTCGTATTCAAAATCCGCCTGCTGGCAGACCACCTCCCGGATCAGATCTTGCTGAAATGGTGTAAGATCAGAAATTCCCCGGCCCGCAATCCGGTTGAAGGTCAGGGAATCAATGTGGCGGGATGCCTGTCGGAGAGCGCCAGAAAGCTTATCCTCCGGGATCAGGCTCCCGCCATACTCATGCAAATAAAAATCAGGTGCAGCGTATGGCTCATATGCCATATCACTCACCTGCTTTCTTGGATGGCGCCTTTTTGCCTGGTTCTTTGGACGGTTTGGGTTCTTCCGTATTTTCAGGTTCGCCCTCATGTTCAAATGCTTTCGCATCCCCAGCCTCTCCTACGGTATAACCGTGTTTCCTGAACCAATCTAACAGATATGGATCGCCTGTTTCCCCTACTCCGCCGCAAAATGGCACGGATGCCGATACTCCGGTATAATCTTTGTTGGGGCTATACACCTTCATGCCTTATACCTCCTACTATTTCACTTTAATGTTACGGAATACGCCTGCCGCCTTGGATGCTTTCAGCGCAATGGCTGCATTCATTTCCACTTCACCTTTCTTTACGGCTCCGGCGGTAGAAAAATCAGGAAGCCAGGTCTGGACAGGGGCCACGCCTGCGAAAGAAACCGCGTGAAGTCCATCCATAGCCAGACGGGCTACATAAAGAGAGGTTGTTCCTGCATCGTCATCAATCCCGACCACCTCATCATTGGTACCAGGTTTTGTTTTCATGTCCACAAACGGGATACTGCCATAGTTCTCCACCTGGTTTCCCCAGTTATCCTTTGTTACCTGGTACATACTGGCACGTCTCGCGCAAGCACGGAGCTTGGAGATCAGTTTATTATTTCCCATGATGCAGGACGGAGTACCATCCAGACCGCCAAGGAACTCATCCAGCATATCCAGAAAATACTGGTAATTCTTAGTGATCATTTCGGAGGTAGACAGGTCAATGCTTCCTGCCTTGTTGTACTCTGTGCTGCTTCCTGTCAGCGCCTTATCCAGGCCATCAAAAGCTTTGGAATCTTTTCCTGTATCACCGTTGATGAATGTATCATTAAACAGTGCCTGCGCTGCCTTGATCTTCTGAGCCTGCTGCAGCTCCACCTCGCTTACAATGCCTCCCATGCTTGCAATCACACGGTCAATCTCATAAGAACCGCCAAACACCTTAATTTCAACCGTGTGGCGCTCTTTGGTTACCTCTGACGGGGTGTATTCCTTGTTGATCTCACGGAACTGTGCGGTGGGCTGTGTCTTAAGACGGGTATAGCTGTAACTTGGCGTTGCTCCTCCGCCAGTCGGTGATACTGCATCATCAAATGGAATGTGCTCCAAAATCCAGTTGGATTTCTGGAATTCATCAATCACGCCCATCTGCAGGTCATCCTGCACATTCTTTTTTGCTTCTTCAAGTGTAATCGCCATTATTTTTTACTCTCCTTTCTCATCTGCGCCCATGCCTAATTTGGCTGCGATCGCTTCCTTCATCGTAATACGACCACCTTCTCCGCCACTGCCTCCATCCGTTTCCTTGGCTCCGATCGGGAAGAAGCCTTTCTTTGCAGCAGGCTTCTGCTCCGCCTTGAACAGGAATGGCTTACTTTCTTTCAAAGCCTTTACCTGCTCATCCAGACCGGTCACTTTTCCATCATCGCCAAGGATAAGCTTGTTTCTGTCAACCAGACCGGCTACCAGATCGCTATCCTGCGCAGATGCAGAAATAGCCAGCTTAATGGCATTGGTCAGCTTAAGATCCGTAATCTCTTTCTGATGATCCAGATCCTTCTGCTTGATCTGATTCTGGAAGTCTGTGATCTGCTGGGTAAGCGCTGCATTGTCCCCGGCAGTCGTTTTTAATGCCTCCAGCTGGGTCTTGTAGTCATTGACGGATGTTTCCAGCTGTTTACGTTGCTGCTCTGTCTGGTCGTATGTGTCTTTTGCCACATACCCCTCCAGCTCCTTTTTGGATTCCTCTGCGGCCTTCTTGGCAAGAGATTTTTCGATGCCAAGAGCTTCAAACTGTTCCTGCGTCATTATGATACCTTCCTTTCTTCCGGTTCTTTAACGCCTGCCGAAAAAAGGCGAAAAAATAACACCCAGGCACCGCCTGCGTGTCTATGACTAATTTTATGACTTGCTATGACTCAATTTTCCCACACTTGACGCACCGCCTCACATAGCCGCCATAAGGGCCATGGCGGCGGCACCAGTGTTTTCTATACTGGTGTTCACATCCAGGCTTTGCCCTGCAGAAGAACCGTTTCAGCCATCTTAACAATCTACTCATTATGCGCTCCTTCCTGTTGCGACGTCGCAACGCTAAAAATGGGTACAAAAAACCACCGGCCATTACTGACTGGTGGTATTATCCCTTTATCACTTTACCGTTTCTCACATGTTCATCGGAATCAATGACGCCATAAGCTCTCATGATTTCTTCCATTTTCCTATCATTTTCCCTTTTTTCCACTTCACTGAAATCCACATGTCCTATTGATTCCGGAATTGGAATATCAGTCCATCGTTTGGACGAATATGGCTTCTTTTTAGTATTTCCCATTAGCCCTCCCGCAATAAAATCCAATGCTTTTCAGCTTTTTCCGTTACATTTATCACCTTGAATTTTGATTTTCTCTCATAAAGAACTTCCATTTCCATACTATTTATATTTGTGATATCCCGACCTTTTCTGGAATTTTCAATGAATATCTGAATCTCACCATCTGGGTTATATAGTTCTGCTCCACATGTAGTGCTAAGAAATTCTTTAAAACAAATTTCTTCTCCAACTGGAAATTTATTCAAACATTCTTTTATGGCATCTCTATCGCCTCCAAAATACAGCGAACGTGATAGATTTCCTTTATACAACGGCATCTTTTGCAATGCACTGTCCAGTTGTTCTGCCATGTTTCTTTCCCGTTCTGTCAACGGAGTTCCATTTCTTAGTTTTTCGTTGATTGGGTAAAAATCAAAACTCACATACTGATTTAAAACGTATTGATCTGTATCTGTTAATTTTATTATACCAGAATCCGGTACCTTTACAACTGGCTGTTTCAATTTTCCACCCGTTTTTTCTATGGCTCCTTCTACCACAGATTTTAGACTCTCAGGTATATCTTCATCTTTCACATATGCAGTAAAACTCTCAGCAAATGCCTCAAGGGGTGACTCTGCTGCATAATCACTAACCTGCGCCGCCGTCACTTTTCCCTCATGGACTCCGCCCCATTCATATGATCCGGCAAACTTCTTTGATTTCAACTCTTTGGAACCGAAAATATTGCTTTCAGAGCTTGCTTTATTATGGACATGGTGCCCGTATTCATGGATAATTGCGTCCTTCGCATCCTCTGCCACAAGTCTTCTTTGAGAAATCAATCCGGAAAGTACATCATTTCTATTTTTTGTCAGATATTTTCTCCGTCTGCTGTCATCCTCTTCGCCTATTTCTTTTTCCAGGTTATTAATCGTACTCTTCCAAGTGGGGGCGTGCTCGCTATGCTGTTTTTTATACGATCTTTCAGCCAAAAGTCTGTGCTGCTTATATGCATCTGGATCAGACAGCATTTCCCCGATATACATAGTCTCATCCCCCCAGTTATAAAGGGCGACCGTATCTTTTCCACCATATAAATTGACAAAAGACGGATCATATCTTACCCCTTTCAATGATGGGAGTCCATTATCCACTACCATCTCCCGAAGAGAATTTTCCAGTATATCAATCGATTCCACTGTCATTTTCTCAGATAACTTAACAGTTTCAGCAATTCCTGCCTCTGCCATACTCTTTTCGGCTTCTGTCAGGCGTATTTTAACATATGCTTTCTTTTCTTCCTGAATTTTATCAAGCTTCTTTGTGATATCTTCTATTTCCGGATCATTAGAAAGTGATTTCTGAGCATACTCTTCATCCATGGTTTCAAAATACTTTTCTTCCCATTTCCGGCTCTCCTGATTAAGCTGGTCTAAACGCTCTTTCAAAACAGTCTCTTTTCCTACTGTCTCATTATATTTTTCCCTCCAAGTCTTTTCGGGTTCGGCAGAACCGTTCCTCATAAACTGCCGCCGCCATCCCTGAGGATGCTGCTGTTTCCATTGAGCCTGTCTTTTGGCATACTTTTTCTGATTTTCCACATCCAGCGAATACTTAGCCAGCCGCTCATACTTCTCTTCCTGCCGCTTCGCATACTGCTGTTTCTGCTCTGCTTCGTATTTCTGTCCAATAGCTTCCAGTTCCTCTTTTGTCCATGTATCGTCCGCTGTGGAAATACCCGGAAAATAGGTTGTGTGGCTGTCCTTACAGCGTGGATGATACAGACCGCAGCTGATTGCATAACTCATCAGGGGATATTTCTTCCCAGTTTCCAGATCCACCCCGTCCTCAGGGCCGCCGCTCCACACATCATCGATCAGAACCTTCCCGCAAAACGGGAGACATTTGGGGCAGGGATTCCCACGCTTGTTGATAATTACCGTGGCTATTCCCCATTCCTGCCGCTTCTCTCCTTCGCCTTGCAGGTATGCCCTCTTTGATGCCGTTCGGATTGCCATATCAGCATAATCAGCCAATGTATGACGGGCTCCATTGACATACTGTACACAGTTAAGGCCGCGGGATAACATATCCTTCGTAGCCATATCCACAGCCTTTTCGTAGGTCCCTGCGCCTGTATTGGCGTATACCTGAGCGTTATAAATCGCCTGCCTGTAATCATCCTCTGCCTTGCGCAGGATCGCAGTTTCAGCTTTCTCCATGTCGTGAGTAGTGGCCTCAATCAAGGCTTCCAGCTTACGGTCATTCAGACGGAAGAACTCTCCTGCCATGCCCTTGCTGATCTTCTTGGTCGGAAACCCCTTTTTAATCGCCTCCAGTATTTTTATTTCCTGCTGCATATTCCCCGTTTCTCTGGCTTGTCGGATCAGAAGGTCAATCTCCCCGTTTATCTTCTGGAACTGCTTCTTGTACTTCTTCTGGTTGTCTCGTTTATACTTTTCTAAGGCCTTAAGCTGCTCGGCCTGCCACATAGACCATTCATAGCCCTCTTTTGTTTCCTCAGCCCTGTGGCGGTCCATATTACGGATCATGGAAGCGATCAGCTCATTTTCAATCACTTTAAAAGCAGCTGTAATGTCATACTCATTCATTCTGATACTTCGCTTTCAAATTCTCCATAATCCGGGCGCAGCGCTTTCGATTCTTGCACCTAATACTATGAGTCGTTTTCGGGGATTTGTGACCAATGCATGTACAATCAAAGGACTCAACTTCCGCCTCAAAATCCGGGCAATAATCACAAAAATCTTGCAGAAGCAATGTAAATCCTGGTATATCCATAGTAGTTACCTCCCATTTGCATATACCTTATAACCTGCCGCCTTGAATTGGCGAATCAGTTTTTTCAGCTGGGTAATGCTCTTGCAATGATCGAAGCGCATTTCTGCCTGCCCGTCCTTTTCAATAGCGTACACCCCAAAGGGAACCTGCTCACTTCCCAGCGCCAGAAGACTCTTGTACCGTTCCTGATTCACCGCCCAGACCTTTTTCCCTATTGTCACCACCATCTGATCTGCCTCCTTCTGTATTCAACTGAAAAGAACCGGCAGACTGATTGATCCCCGGCTCTTCCAGCTCTGCAATACCCTGTTCTGTTTTCAGGCGTTCCACCTCTGCGTCCTTTTCTTCCTGCGTCCAAGTATCTCCATACAGCTGATCCACAGAGGTTTCCAGGGACATTACGCCGTACTGTTTGGCTTTTCCCACTGTCTCTACTGTGGTACCAAAATCAGGAGAAGCGTATTCACCGAATTTTACTGTCGGCTCATACTCCCCTGGTGCTTTCCCACACATCAGATCATAACATTGTAATACCACCTGGATCAGCTCCGGAAGCGTCTCATTCAAAGCATCTACAATCTTATTCCGCACATGGAGTGTCACCTTTTCTTTCTCCCTCTGCGACTCGGCATTATCTGTCTTTTTGAGATCAATCCCCAGAGTAGACGGGGATATGATACCCTGCAACACCATGTCCAGAAAACTGGCGTAACTGCTGACATATGCCTCGTAGGAAATCTGTGGCTGGGAAATCTCCACCTGCTGATTGGATTTCTCTGCCATATTATCCCCGATAGCAATAAAATCATTGTCAAATGGATTGGCCGGAAGCATCTTTCCGTCAACCGGATCTCTTGGTATCAGATTCTCTGGTATGTAACGTTTAATACGTCCCATCCGGATCGCATCCATCCACTGGCTTATTACCTCGTCCAAACCATCCAGCACGTCCGTCTTCCCGTCAAATAACGCCTTTCCACGATGCTTGTATTTGATTGATGAGAATATTTTGAGCGGGACTGCCAGCAGCAGATCTCCCTCTATCCCTATATCCATCAAGTGCGCCGTTTCCGGAAGCTGCTTTAAGGATACCTCCCGACCATAATCATCATACAGCCTGTACTTGATGTACCCGTATCCATAAGTTTCTTCCAGCCGCAGCTCCTTGCTTCCGGATTTATAGCTCGTATAGAATTTAATTTCCTTAAGCCGGGAATGACTGTATACATAATTGACATTTTCCGCGTCATAAAACTCAATGATCGGGTAAGGGCTGCACTCGTCTGCCGTAATCTTGAAAGCACCGTCTCCGGAAGCAAGCGCCCCGGAAATACCCTCACCGATCACATTGTTAAGATCGGCCCCGTCAAATATTTCTTTCCAGGTCTCTTCTGTTTCTAACTGCCCCTCACCGAAATCTACTGCATCCATATCAGCCAGAACAATATCCCTGTACCGGTCCACAACCGTAGATACGATTCCACTGTGCATCTTGCGGACGCTTCCCTGAGCTGTTGCCGCCCAGAATCTGGCTTTCTCTACATCCCAGCGGGCTGTCTTTTTAAAATATTGTTCCAGTTCTGCGCTGTCTCCCCGGTACCATAGCTTATTCCGTATCACATCCGCCAGAAACGTATGGGGTTCTATGATTACAACCTCTCTTTCCCGGGCCGGCTGAATCCTGAAAAGTTTTTTTACAAAATTCTGTATCCAATTCATCTTTTTCACCCCTTAAAAATCTTACTCTGGTAGGGAATCCATGCATATTGCACGGAGTTAACCATATGATCGTTTCTGTCTTCTGGCACGTTGTCCTTATCTTCCATCCAGCTATAGGAATCAAGCTCTGCGATGTAATTCGTGCAGGTATCCACCACATAAAAGCATGGCTCTATTTCGGCTCCATCGTCATATGCCATCCATCCCAACTGCGCGTTGATGCGGTCAATGATCTCCATCTGCTTCCATGCGTTATTAAGTGTATAGACGCATCCGTTCCGGCGCTTATACTTATTCCACTCCTGCATGGTTGCCTGATCTGCATTATCCAGAAAAGCATTTCTTGACAGGCCCCATTCTTTCTTGTTTCGATCCAGAAAATCAACCAGATTCTGAACCGTATCGGATGGGGCAAGCGGCACTTCCAGTGTGGCATTGTTATACACTTTTTCTGCCAGAACAATACAGCGTCCCTTATTCGTGATTCCAAGAAATGACATTGCTATTGTATCCGGAGATTTCTGGGAGTAAGACGTATCAACAGCAGCCGAAAAATACATGAAAAATTCCTTTTTTCTTGGCTCCTCTGGATGCTGTATGAACTGTTTGGCCCACTCCTTACTCTTAACATGATGGGCGCGGTCAAAGTTACTAAATACCAAGCCTGTAGCCTTTCCACGCAGTCCCAGAATCTTATTCTTCCAGATTTTGGTGCCCTTGGGCGTGTTGGCTATGATCTTGTCTATCTTTTCTTTCGGCAGGCCGAGGTTATGGACAAAAGAAAAGAACCAATGCACCCAACCGGGTTTTGGTTCTTCTTTCAGCTCGTTTCGGATTTCCTGTGGCGTTTCCTCTTCCCATTCCGGCAGAGGCCGGGAGCAGTTGATGTATTCCCGATAAACATCCAGGTTTGGATCATCCGGATTGAGGGTCGCCATAAAGTAATCACAGCGCATGGCTGCCTCACGGACAAAATCTATATCGGCTGTGTTGACCTCATCAATATACAGGCAGCCGTACTGACCGCCAAGAGCCTTCTGCCACTTCTTCTTGTCCCCATATCCCATGACATATACAATCTTATCACCCTGGGACGTGTGAAACAGGATGTGGGGAATCTTATCATCCTTGGTACCGTTGCCGTTATATTCAGCCAGTACACCAAAATCATCAACAATACCCAAATCCTTGTTAATGATGTTCTTCTCGGCGGTTCCGGTGTCTTTGGCAGCTATGATGTGCAATTTCTTGGGGGATTCTGCCACCTTAAGCATAAATTTGAATAGGCCTACTGTTGTCTTTCCGGCGGCTGTCGTGCCTTCCAGAAACTCCACAGGGGCATCGCAACGAAGAAAGGCCTTGTATTTTTCAGATAGTAACAGACGTTCTGTGCTCATTATCCATCACCGCCACGCATCTGCTGAATCAGATCATCCAGCTTGGTCTTTTCTGTTTCCAGTGCGCCGGAGACCTCCAATTTATCTTTAAACATACCAAGATGGCGGCCAGCCAGATCTAACGCCTTCGTTTTGTCCCAGAACTTGATTTCTCTCTCAATCCCCTCTCCCCCGTCTTTGGTCGGGAATTTCTTTACCTTGACGGATGCTACAGCCGCCAGGTCTTCCGGAAGTGCATCCTCTCGAATGGTAACCTCATCGAAATTAACTACCTTTGCAGGATTTACCAGAGCGATACAGGCCAGCTCAGTCAAAATCCTGTCCTGATTGATACCTGTCCGGCGGGATCGCTCTGCCATGGCTGTTTTAATCGCGTCTGAAACTGAAGTTTTCTGAAGTAGCTGATATCCCATCTGTTCTGCATTGCTTGGCCTATATCCGGCCCGAATGGCGGCCTGCGTAGCATTCAGGTCAATCAGATATTCATCCACAAATAGTTTTTGTTTTGGCGTTAATGCCATCAGGCTCACCTCCATTCCAACATCTTGTACTTATCCCCACTTTATCCACAATATGTTGATAAAAAGAAAAGCCCCTGCCGGAGCAGGAGCCTCTCCAAAGGAGAAAAATCATGCAAAAGAAAAACCAACGGATCCTCCAGGAATCGAACCTGGGACACGGTGGTTAACAGCAGATCGGAAGAGCGTCGTGTA